CGTATTCTTAGGGTCGGCAATCGTTGCTTCCCATGTAGGTAATTGGTCGGAGAATTCGATATACGCTTGCATATCTCGTGCACCTGATTCGCCAATAGCACCAGTCAAAGCCGCAATTACTGCATCAGCGTCGTTCTCCTTGCGTGACCGCACGATATTGCTCGCTGTCTCCAATGAGCGAGGGGACACGAACGCAGTCATAGGCTTCTTGGGGTTGTAGATGTAGGGGTTGTCAGACTGCCCACCATCGGTGTAACTTGCCAATACTTGTGGGAAACGATTCACCCAAGCAATTACCTCGGGCTCGATACCCTTGCCGATAGCCCATTCAATCCACTGCTCAGCGTCAGGCTTGGCAATAGTTACAGATACCAAGCGATTCATAGAGTGCGCCTTGAGTGAGTCACCCACCCCGTCAGTCGATAGGTTGCCAGTAAGAAACACAATGTTGTCCTCGTGCAAAGATATATCACCGAGTCGTGGGTTTGCCTTCTCGAACATGGGGTGTAGCATGTTCTTAACTGGGTCTGCGCCCTTCGTATACTCGTCTAGCATGATGACGATAGGTTTCTTCTCATGTAATTTGAACCGAGCATTAGGGTAATACCTAGTTGTCTTGGTATCGTGGTCAATGACAGGCATTGCAATGTCACCGAGGTCTAGGTTTGGCACATCTATGTATGCGTAGTCATAGCCTAGGCTGTTAGCAATACTCTCCAACAGGGAACTCTTACCAATTCCGGGCTCACCTCTTAGGAGGAACCTAGTATCGGGATTCGTGCGAATCAAGGTTGATGCTTGCTTGAGCGTGATGCTCTTACCGAAATTAACTTCTGACATATCTAACTCCTCTGATATACCTAACATTTGTTAGGATTTGGTTGAAACAACTAACACAAAATACTTTTCCATCTAACCCTTTAATTATACCACAAAATGAGGTATTTGTCAAATATTTAGACGGACTCATTCCCTACACCTAACATTTGTTAGGCGAACTCAGGTAGCCACCCTTCGTATGTCCCGTTGGACACCGAACCTATCGGTAACTCTTTGCGCACCAATACTTCATCAGCATGGGCTCTGAGTAGCACAGTGTCGAGAGCTTTCACTATCGGGTTAGACTTAACGATGTAGGTGTTATCGTCTTGCCCTCGCTGATAGATGCGGTCACCACTCAGTAGCACCGCCAACGCTCCCTTGTAGAAGTTCAAGTGCTTGGTGTCCTCAGGTTGGTCACTCTTGATTAGTTCTATGAACTGCGCCATACCTTCTCTATACTCATCCGCTCTCTTCGAACCATAGTTGAAGTGGCGTTGTGGCTTGTCGTGCATCCATCGCATGTGCCCAATGATGCTGTCGGGGTCGTTGTTATTGTGTGGTTCGTCGTCCTCAGGTATCTCCACGCCAAACGCAGTTTGTAACTCGTTAAGAGATATGCGGATACCACTTAGGTTACTGTTGTAATACTGCATCACAATCTCCTCAGTGCGTAGGTTCACCACGCCTTTGAAGTAGGTTCTGAACTCCTTGTAGCGATTCCTAACATTTGTTGCCTGTCGCCTGTCCAAATGCCAACTGAACTGCGCCTTCGCCCCCTCGATACACTGCCAGTTCCCTGACTTGTCTAGTCTAAGCGTGAGTTTGTCCTTGCCACGAATCGTGTAGCGGTTCACTACCTCGCCCTTCTTATTGAGCAACCCAACGACCGACACCTGTCTACTCGCACGCGCATCTACACCCAACACCCTATCCCAAAATTGGTGTGTAGATACTGTGCTATATGTATCAGGGGTGAGCACCACCGACCCGTCGGGTTTGTATGTTATGACTGCGGATTTGTATAGCATGAACACTACATCCTCTCCCTCCATCTTCACCCAATATGAGTCGGCATCACGCCTATTGCCCAAGGGTCGAATCTCGGGGTCTCGCCCACGAATGGGCGTAACGCTGTCGTGTAGATTCTTTGCTTCGGAGTATGTTGTTACCCGTGGCACATTCATTACTGTTTGGTATCCCATATCATTTCTCCCTTAATGGATAAACTTTTATCTGCTTGAGCGTGGGGTAACTCGCCAAGAATCTCTTCTTCGCAAACTCCATACTCATGCACTCGAACACCTCAGCGTGCCAATTCCCAAAGCGGGCACTCCACCCTGTGACGTAATACCTAGTCATTTGATTCCCTCACTTTCATCATTGCGTCTGCTAGTTGATAGGCTTTACTTGCCATTTCTTCAAAACTTTTTACATTCCATGAACTGCCCATGAACCCTTGCAAAGCATTACTCGCAAAGTAATCACGCAACGACATACCATCAAAGGTCTCGCTGTATGGGGCTTCTTTAATCGGAAATGCGGGTATGGTTTCATTAGTCATCTTTCTGCCCCTTCCAATAGCCAAGCCAGTCGGCTTCGCTTCCCTGTTGATGCGCTTCGAGTTGTTCCTCAATCGCTTCCAACTTCCCTAAGAACTCTAGATACTTGTTGCGTGCTGTTACGATTTGCTTGGTTGTCAGGTCAGGGTTTCGCAGTGCCTTGAGCACCTCGTCCTCTAGGTGTTGCTTGGTATTCATTAGTGCAACCAAGGCTTGTTGTGCTTCTTTATCTAACATTTGTTAGGTCTCCGTAGGTTTGTTGTTCAATGAGCACCCGATATCCAAGTTCTTGTATCGCCTTGAGGTCGGATGGTCTGAGCGTGGTTGTGCCTGCTATGTCAGCAAATAGTTTGGCGTTCGGTGAGACGGGGTATACCTTGGGCACACCATACACATCCTTAATTCGCACCATGATTTCATTACTCATCATCACTCTCCTTAACTTCTTGCACAACGAACGCACTGAACCCTTCAGCACACTCTAATGAGTATTCATGCGCGTCCTCATAACTATCAAAATAGTCTTGTTTCATTAGAGAAAATCTGTCTATGCTTGGGTCATACCCCACTACGAAATATCTATTCATTCGTCCTCCTCAAGTAATGGGATTGGGTTCGAACCTAACAAATGTAAGGCGTCGGCTAACTGTTGTTGCACCCCCTCCAACCACTCAATGACCATGAAGTCCTCGGGTCGGTTCAGATACTTCGCTATGTCCAACTCTGCAAATTGAACTAGGCGTGTCGCTTGGTCTTGGTTCGTTTCTAACATTTGTTAGTCTCCTTTGAAGTCGTTTTCATGTAGCACGGGTTGGGTCAGGGCTTTTTGTAGGCGTGCGAGTAACTCCTGCACCTCGTCAATGCTGTCCCCACCCATGAATGGGTTGCTGTATCCGTCGGGTCGGTCTTGGTCGTCATAAAAGACTTCCTTAAGCACAAAGAAGTCATCGCCCCCGTTATCGGATGGGCAGTTCATCAGTCGGTGATTCCAGTTCATAGACGATTCTCCTTAGGATTAGTCTGTCTCAGGGTTACGGGTGCTTGCGTAGAGGTAACATACTGATAGTTACCCTTGGTGTATTCTTGAACGACACACCACGAACTACGCTCAACGCTCGCACTATGCTCTCGGTCACGCTCGCAGAATACGCAGAACGCTTGGTATCGTGTGGTAGGTATATCGTCGCCACAATCAACGCATGATTTCCAATCTAACATTTGTTAGTCTCCTATTGTTTCAATAACAGCATCGTCGTAGCCTTGCTCAGCCCACTCCTTGAGTATTGCTTTGGCTTCCCTTAGGTTGTCACCTTCGTAATCGGCAACGCCCCCTACCCACACGATATATTTAATTTCTAACATTTGTTAGTTCCTTTCCTTGGCTGTTTCGTCATAGTTGAGGGCTTCGGTCAGGACATTGCCGAGATGCACACCCCCGAACAGAATAGAGGCTTGCGCAAGGTAGCCTTCGTGGGTAAAACCGAACAGAATAAAAAGAATAGCAATGATGGTGAAGAATATAAGATGAATAGGTGCAGTCATAGAAAACCTTTGTATAGTTGGTTGATGAAAAACTAACATTTGTTAGATTTGGAATGGGCTGAGAAAAACTCCCAAACCCATGTTATATTATACCACAAAATTACACTTTTGTCAAATATTTAGGTCGTTGTTGGGCGCAAGTGTTGTCCTCCTTTGGTAGTGTTACATTCCTAACAGTTGTTAGGTTTTGCAGTTTTATTTTGTTTTCCATACCTTATTATACCACAAAATTACAGATTTGTCAAATATTTAGGATGGAGTATTGTTACAGATTTAGGGGCAAGTGTTGTTACAGAAAAGGGGCTTTGTTATGAGTTTTAAAAATAAGCGTAACAAAAGGAATGGCTTAACCACGCGGAAAAATGGGCTAAAGTTATAATGTTATAATGTTATGTAAAAGTAAGTATATCCCGCCAAAATGAATGTGTGTGGTATGAATTGCACTTGCTGACCTTGACGCTTAAATCCATTTTGGTGGACTTCTATATATGTGCTGTAACATTGTAACATATAACAATGTAGCATCCATGCGGGTTTGCGGGGAGGTGCTCCGTAACATTGCATAACATTACTGCCCGTAACATAACATTTGTTAGTTTTCCGCTACCGCCATACAGGGAACTGGTCTAGCCCGCATCTTGCGCCTACGCACTCAGCCCTAACTGTCCGCTACCGCCGCACAGGGAACTGGCATTCTAAAAATTCAGCCTAAACCCCATTGAACAAAAATAACTTAGTGTTACGCTAACATTTGTTAGGTGTAGTCAGACGCAAAAAAGCCCCGACTGAGCGGGGCTAGGGGTAAGTAAGTAGGTGTTAGCAGATATAAATTTCTAGGTTATTGGTAGTGATGTAGTCCGAGCCTTGGCTAGAACAACGGAGGATATAACGACTTCCACCTACTTCGCAAGACTGATAGACATCAGTTGCTTTTTTCTTTGTGCCTTCCAAATTCATAGCACGAAAGATTTTGCCGACGAATTTGCACTTTTCGCAATCATGTTTATAAGATGGTTTCATAACATTACTCCGATTAAAAAACTAACATTTGTTAGAAATGGGAGGGGGAATTTCACCCCCTCCGTTGATTAGCCTAAGTCGCTGTCGTTGCCACCGAGTGCAGTGTAGGCGTCAATCAATAAGTGCTTGATTTCGCTCGCTTCGCATGTCACACCTTCCTCTTCTGCTTTGAAGATTCGGTTAACCATGGTTTTCAGTTCTGCGAGTGTCTTAGCATCTACATCAGTCGCACCCGCTTTGACACGGTTGCCCGCAGTGACATAACCCGATGCTTCTTTCACCCGTTGCCAGTAGACATCAATGGTCGACTTACCATAACCCGCTTGTGTCATGTCTGCCACAAAGTTGGCGCGCTCTGCTTTGATGCCCGCTTTCAGTTTACCCTTAAGGTCGAACCATTTGGTAGTGACTGCACCAGCGTTATCGACTAGGTCGAATGCTTGGCACAATGCACCCGCATAACCCTGAATAAGTGCACCGATTTTGCCGATACCCTTAACTAACTGAGTGCGAGACTCGGTTAGGTTAGCGACAGCACCCGCAACGGCTGTCATTGGAAAAGCGGGAGAAACGATTTGGATAGTATCCATAAGATAACCTCTTATACATCAGACAACTAGTAACCTACTAGCAGGACACTAAGCATTATTGCTTGGCATGTTCTTATTATATCTTAATATACCACAAAATGCAATCTATTCGTGAACAAAAATAAAACTGGGGTATCCCTAACAAATGTTAGTTATTGGCACGATTCACACCCCATGCACCCCGAATTCAGCGAAGGGGAGGTGGGACCCTATACACCGTGTGTTAGACACTCGATACCCAACTTTGTATTTTGTATAACAATACCCCCTCCCCCTTTTAAGTATCCAGTCGGCGAGTTTAAGTATCAAGTCAGCAAACACCCCCCGTCACTTTTTATTTTGCTACACCCCCGGGGGGTATATATTTTTCTGATATAGTCCGGCCATTCCCAATTTACTTTGGTGCCTATGTTAAAGATTGAGCCGACTGCGGAACACAGAATTCCGTTTGATCTGTCCGATGAGCAACCTAAGACTCATGCGGATAGCGTAGCTATTGCAGTTAACACAGTAGACTTTATCGAGCAGCTCGACGGTTGCATTGACTATGACAATAAGTCCTTAGAGCAAGCGAGTAAGCTAATAGTAGGAACAGAGAAACCCAACACTCCTAAGACAGTATCTATATCAGGCGCAGCCAAAGCTGCATCCATACTGATAAAACAGTTTGATTTTCAGGCGTTTAGCGACCAGATTCAAGCCCGCAATTTCATAACAAACAAACTAGTCAGTCTAGCCGACAGCGGAGACCCGAAAGTTGAGCTCAAGGCGCTGGAACTGCTGGGTAAACATAGCGATATTGGTCTGTTTACTGAGCGTAGCGAGATAACAATCCACCATACAACGTCCAGTTCATTAGAAAATAGTATTAAAGAGCGCATAAAACGCTTGATGAACGCTGATGTTACGGATGTTCGGCCCAATTTGATGGCTGAGCTAGACGAATTGGACGAGATTGAGGCGCAAAAAGAGCAAATAATAGAAGAAACTAGGGAATCCGATGAGTGAACCCACTCTACAGGACATACTTGCGCTAATAAGTAGCGGGAAACTGTCTGAAACGGACATGCGGGTGGTGGATGCCCAGCTAAATAAGCTAGAAAAACTTAAAGAACGAGAACTTTCTCAGCAAAAATTCATTAAGTTTGTAGAAAAAGTGTGGCCTACGTTCATCTCAGGCGCACATCACAAGAGAATGGCAGAAGCGTTCGAAAGGGTAGCAAATGGAAAATGTAAACGCCTTATTATCAATATGCCCCCTCGTCATACCAAGTCTGAGTTCGCTTCTTATCTACTCCCGGCGTGGTTTTTGGGCCAGTATCCGCATAAAAAGGTCATCCAAGCCTCGCACACCGCTGAATTGGCCGTGGGTTTTGGTCGTAAGGTACGTAACTTAGTAGATTCTGAGATTTATAACAATATCTTTCCTGACCTTGTACTGCAGGCCGACTCAAAAGCTGCGGGACGGTGGAACACATCCAAGGGCGGTGACTATTTTGCGATTGGTGTGGGCGGTGCTGTGACAGGTAAGGGTGCTGACGTACTAATAATAGATGACCCGCATTCAGAACAAGAAGCTGCGATGGCCGCAAGTAACCCAGAGGTGTATGACAAGGTGTACGAGTGGTATACATCAGGACCAAGACAGCGCTTGCAACCGGGCGGTGCTATTGTTATAGTTATGACTCGGTGGAGCCAGCGGGATTTGACTGGTCAGGTTATAAAAGCCGCCGCTGCACGTAACGGTGAAGAGTGGGAAGTCATTGAGTTCCCTGCAATCCTACCTTCGGGTAATCCCCTATGGCCTCAGTTCTGGTCGTTGGAGGAATTGACAGCACTAAAGACCGAACTACCTAATAGTAAGTGGCAGGCTCAGTATCAGCAGAATCCTGTAGGTAACGAGTCAGCTATTGTGAAGCGAGACTGGTGGAAGATATGGGACAAACCGAATCCACCGCCATGCGAGTACATACTTCAGACTTGGGACACGGCGTTTGAGAAAAACAATCGGGCTGACTATTCAGCAGGTACGACGTGGGGGATTTTTAATCTTGATGAAGACCACGGGATGCCTAACATCATCTTACTCAACACGTATAAGAAGCGGGTGGAGTATCCAGACTTAAAACGTGACGTGCTCAATGAGTACAACGAGTTTGAACCGGACGGGGTACTTATAGAGAAGAAAGCATCCGGTGCTCCGTTAATCTACGATCTTAGAGCGATGGGTATACCTGTGCAGGAGTACACGCCTAGCAAAGGCCAAGACAAAATTGCCCGTCTTAACGCAGTCAGTGACATAATCGCCTCTGGAAAAGTATGGGTGCCTGAGACGCGTTGGGCAGAAGAGTTAGTTGATGAGATCGCCGAGTTCCCCTCTGGCGCTCATGATGACTTGGTTGACGCGACAACATTAGCACTGATGAGATTCAGACAGGGTGGGTTCTTACGCTTGCCCAGTGATGAGCCCGAAGATGTAAAGTACTTCAAAGGGCACTCCCGTGATAAATACTACACCGTTTAAGGATTGAATATGGCAACAGGCATGATGGACAAAGGTTTATACCAAGCACCTATGGGTCTCTCCGACCTAGCAGAGCAGCCAGATATGGAAATCGAGATTGAAGACCCAGAAGCTGTGGATATTCACGTAGGTGATATAGAGATTCAACTCAAGCCCGAGAAAGAAACGGCGGAAACCTTCGATGCCAATCTTGCTGAGTATATGGATAACGGTGACTTGTCTGGTTTAGCCGAAGAGTTAGTCAGTGACTTTGATAAAGACACGATGGACCGCAGAGATTGGATTAAGACATATGTCGATGGTCTAAAGTTATTGGGTCTGAACTACGAAGAAAGAACTGAACCTTGGCAGGGTGCGTGTGGTGTATTCCACCCCATGTTGACAGAGTCTGTTGTGCGGTTTCAGTCAGAAGCCATGATGGAGACGTTCCCAGCAATGGGTCCTGTGAAGACGCAGATTGTTGGAGCCATAGACTTGCTGCGTGAAGAAGCAGCCGCCCGCGTGCGCGAGGACATGAATTACCAACTCACAGATGTGATGACGGAGTACAGACCTGAGCATGAGAAGCTCCTATGGTCGTTGCCACTTGCAGGTAGTGCGTTCAAGAAAGTTTACTTTGATCCGGGTAAGGGTCGTCAAGTAGCGGTGTTTATCCCCGCAGAAGATATTGTTGTTCCATACGGAGCGTCTTCGATTGAGGACGCCGAGCGGGTTACACATGTGATGCGTAAGACAGAAAATGAAATTATACGTTTACAAGAAGCTGGGTTTTATGCAGATGTAGATTTAGGTGAGCCCGGCTATGAGTTAGATGATATTGAGAAGCAGAAAGCTGAAGAGACAGGCATGTCTGCGACGCAGGACGACCGCTTCCGTATTCTCGAGATGCACGTCAACTTAGACTTAGTTGGATTTGAACATACCGACAAAAAAGGTCGTGAGACAGGTATTGCTCTGCCGTATGTAGTAACTATAGAGAAGACCTCACGCACTATTCTTGCTATTAGGAGAAATTGGTATGAAGACGACGTCCTCCACACAAAGCGACAACACTTCGTCCACTACCAATACATCCCCGGATTTGGCTTCTACGGGTACGGTCTCATCCACCTTATCGGAGGCTATGCAAAATCAGCAACGATGCTTATCCGCCAACTTGTTGATGCGGGCACTTTATCAAATCTCCCCGGCGGACTTAAATCTAGAGGACTACGGATTAAAGGGGACGACACCCCCATCCAGCCCGGAGAATTTAGAGACGTAGATGTCCCTTCCGGAAGCATCCGTGACAACATATTACCACTTCCATACAAGGAGCCGTCACAAGTATTGATGGCGTTGTTTCAGCAGATCGTGACCGAGGGTCGCGCGTTTGCGTCGAGTGGAGATATGAACGTATCCGACATGAGTGCAAACGCTCCAGTGGGTACAACACTCGCGTTGTTAGAGCGCACACTAAAAGTGATGACGGCTGTGCAGGCTCGCTTGCATTATGCGATGAAGCAAGAGTTTAAGTTACTCAAAGTAATCATTGCAGACTACACACCAGAAGAGTATGACTACGAGCCAGAAGACGCAAACCGCAAGGCTAAAAAGTCTGACTACGACTCAACAGATGTAATCCCTGTTAGCGATCCAAACGCCGCGACTATGGCACAGAAGATTGTTACGTATCAGGCTGTATTGCAACTAGCACAACAAGCGCCACAGCTATACGACTTGGCACTTTTACATCGTCAAATGATTGAAGTATTAGGCGTGAAGAACGCTGATAAATTAGTCAAGACTGAAGACGATGCAGAACCTACAGATCCTATACAAGAGAACCAAGACGTTCTTACAGGTAAGCCTGTCAAAGCGTTTATGGAGCAGAACCATCAAGCGCACATTGCTGTACATATGGCGGCTATACAAGACCCCAAGATTCAACAGCTGATGCAGATGAATCCACAAGCTCAAGCCATCCAAGCCGCAGCTATGGCACACATCAACGAGCACGTTGCGTTTGAGTATCGTCGCACTATGGAAGAAGCGATGGGCATGGTATTACCCGGTGAAGAAGAGGACGGCAAGAAAAAACGCGTACCTACGGAGATGGCGGATCAGATTGCTATCAAAGCAGCGCAAGCATCACAACAGTTGCTACAACAACATCAGCAAGAAGCCCAACAGCAAGCTGCGCAGCAGAAGATGCAAGACCCGATTGTTCAGATGCAGATGCAAGAGTTGCAGCTTAAACAGCAAGACCTCCAACTCAAAGCGCAAAAGCAACAGATTGATGCTGCTGAAAAAGCTGATCGTCTTGAGATTGAGAAATCACGCATCCAGTCTCAGATGCAGATTGCAGCTATGCAGGTTGGTGCTACAGCAGCGGCAGCTAAAGATAAGGCTGAGAAACAGCAGCAAGCTGAAGGTGTACGTCTAGGATTAGACGCAGCCAAGCACAAAGCGCAGATGGCTATGCAAAGCCAACAACGTCAACAACCCCCCAAGAAGGGAGCTAAATGAGTACACAAGCATTTCAATACCTAGCTAAGGAGATTGACAAGCTCCGTGGCGATCAAACTATCTTCCTAGCTGGAGGAGGAGCAAAAGACTTTGCCGAGTATCGGCATGTCTGCGGTGTTATCCGAGGTCTAACACATGCAGAACAACTTGTCAGAGACCTTGTGCAAAAAATGGAGTATTCCGATGAGTGAGTTTGATGTTTCCGCTGTAGACCTTTCCAAGGTGCTCAATGCAACCGATGAAGAGAAAGCAAAGCAGTTGCCTGATCCATCTACCTATTACATATTGACTGTTGTTCCTGAAGCGATAGAAGAATATGCTGATAGTGAAGTTGGATTGATTAAAGATAGCAAGACCATGTATTACGAAGAAGTGCTGACCCCAGTATTGTTTGTAGTGAAGATGGGACCTGATTGTTATACAGACACTACCCGCTTTCCAAGTGGAGCTAGTTGCAAAGTTGGCGACTTCGTTGTCGTCCGCCCCAATTCAGGCACCCGCCTGAAAATCCACGGTCGTGAGTTCCGCTTGATTGCGGATACCTCAGTTGAGGCCGTTGTTCAAGACCCACGCGGAATTAGTCGCGCTGCATAAGGAATAAATCATGGCATTACCTGAATATGAATTACCCGATCCTGATAAGGATGTTGCTACTGAAGACGATAAGTTTGAAGTAGAAATTGAAGACGATACCCCCGTAGAGGACAGGGGCCGTAAACCCGCTAGGGAACCTGTAGATGAAGTAACAGACGAAGAATTGTCAAGTTACGACGAAAAAGTTCAAAAACGAATTAAAAAGTTTACACGCGGATACCACGATGAGCGTCGTGCCAAAGAAGAGGCATTCCGTGAACGTGAGGCGGCTGAGACCTTTGCAAGACAGGTATTTGAAGAAAACAAACGCCTTCAACAGCAACTTTCTACAGGAAGTCAAGCCTATATTGAGACATCTAAAGGTGCCGCTGAAGCTGAACTAGTAGCAGCTAAACAGCGTTATAGGAAGGCTTACGAAGAAGCAAACGTAGATGAACTAACTGAAGCCCAAGCAGAAATTGCTAAAGCTACGTTAAAATTGGACAAAGCTCAAGGGCTGAGACCGATTGAAGTCCAAGAACATGAGATGCCCGCTCCTCAACGTGCAGAGCCTGAGAAAAAGCAGACTCCACGTACCCAAAAATGGTTAGATAACAACAACGATTGGTTCGGAGTGGACGATGAGATGACTATGACTGCGGTAGGACTTGACAGAAAGCTACAACGCGAGTATGGTGCGGACTATATAGGTACTGAAGAGTACTTTAAAACCATCGATAAAACGATGCGCAAAAGA